CGCGGAAGCTTGCCGGGGCCAGCTCCTCGACGATCATCACCGTCTGCACGGTCTGGCCCATGGCGTCGGTCATCGGCTGCCAGGCCTTGCGCACGCGGTTGGTGACCACCGGTCCCTTGACCACCCCGGTGCCCAGCACCGCGGCGTCGTGGATCACCTTGCGCAGCTCACCGTTGTAGTCGCTCTCCGTCAACTGGTCGTCGATGCGGGTCTGCATGGCGTCGGCCTTGCGCCGGGCCACCTCCAGCGCCGCCCGCGCGACGTCCTTGACGCGCAGCGGCTGCCCCGTCTCAGGGTCAACCATCGGCTGCCCGGTGAGCTTGTCGCCGGCCATGCGGTCGTCCATGACCATACCCATGACGTGCGGCTCGGGCGTAGGCTGGATGCCCCAGTTCCTGTCGTCCGTGGGCAGCAGGATGTCGGCCAGGCGCGCCTCAGCCGCGTTGGTCTTCATCCGGGTCATGCCGATGAACACGGTGGACCGGTTGGGCTTGGCCATCTGCGTCGTGACAGGGTAGCCCTGCTCGACGCTGGTCATCATCTGGCTGGCGGCCTTGGCGATGTTGTCCTTGCTGTCGTACTGGTCCTGGTCCTCAATCCAGCGCTTGTCCACGCCGTAGGAATACCGATCCCGGATCCACTCGTCGCGCTGGCGCGCCATGTTGTAGCCGAACATCTGCAGGCGCTCCTGCGCCATCTCGGCCTCGCGCTCTGGGTCGATCTCGGGATCCATCTCAGCCTGGGTGTCGTCTTCGACGTCCACCAGCAGCTCGGGATCGATTTCCTTGGGGAAGTCCATGTGGTGTGCTTTCAGTAACCGATCTCGGCGTCCAGCACGCCGTAATCGATGACGGGGAACATGTTGCCGCGGCGCAGCGATGTGACGGCCGCGTCTTGGGTCTTGGCCAGTCGGCGGGCCATCATGGCGTAGCGGGTGGCTGAGAGCAGGTCGTCGCCGTCCTTGACCACCAGCCCGTCCTTGCGGTGGTACAGCCGGAACTCTTCAAACCAATCAGCGAGATGGCTGAACACCCGCAGACGCATCGTCTGCATCCGGGTCAGCATCTCGGCGATTCCCGCCTCCACCCCGCTGGAGCCGTCCTCAAACGTGGCGCGGTTGCGCAGCATGTTCAACCCCTGCGCCCGGTACTGGTCGGCCAGCTGCTCGCCTGACCCCTTATCCCGCTGCAAGCCGTCATGCGGCCACGCGACTGGGATCCAGTCGCCGCGCGCCCTGATGCTGGCGGCGTGGATCGCGATGCTGGAGTCCTTGACCCGGTAGCAGTCGGTGACGTACAGAGCGTCGGCGTCGCGGTCCCAGGCCAGCCACACGGCAGCGGTGGGGTGGTCGATGCCGAAGTCCAGCCCGACGATCCGCGGCCAATGCGCGGGGATAGGGAACGGATTGATCGAGATCGCGCTCTCGGCGATCGGGAACACCCGCCCCGAGCCCAGGATCGGGATCCCCTTGGTGCGCGCTTCTCGCTCGTGCTCGGGGTAGCTCGCGACGATCGCCTCGCGCTGCTCCTTGCTGTAATGCTCGACGTCGTCGATCGTCATGTTGATGACGGTCGTGCCGGTGGGCCTGTCCAGCAGATACCGCTTGACGACGTCGCTCATGCCCAGCAGCGGAGTGAACGTCACGTAGACGCTGCCACTGGTGGCGTTGGTTCTGGTCAGGGCCTCGCTGTAGATCGCTTGCGGCGGCTCCTCGTCCATCCAGACCAGGTCCACAGTGTCGGCCTGCCACTTGCCACGGCCCTGGTCGTAGGAGTTGAACTGCAGCACGCTGTCTTCGCCGCACACATGCCGCACCACAGCCGAGCTGATGGCGTCGGGCACCCCCTGCTTCATGCTGGTGTCGCGCAGCGCCTCATGCGGAATCGCCCCTGTGCCCCACTCGTCCCTGAGCTCGGGTGGCCCGATGAGCAGACGCTGGACACCCTTGCGTGTCAACTCGGCCGATTCGGATCCACACATGGCCCGAATCGCGTAGTTAAAGCGCCGGCCGGTCCACCAGTCGGGGTAACGACCGGTCAGGTGCATGGCCATCTCGAATGCACCAGCCCACGTTTTGCCACTCTGGTTGGCTGCCATGAACAGACGCTCACGGTAGCCAGCCGAAGCGGAGTGGAACTCGCGCTGCTTGGCGTACGGGGCGTAGGCTGCGAGGCGGTTGCGCTTTTCCCGCGTGTCCTTGAGCTTGAGCAGCTCGTAGAGCTCGCGCTTTTCCTCATCGGACAGCGCGGCGAGATTCAGACCAGCCAGATTCACTTGGCCGCCTTCGCGATAAGCGATGCCAGCCGCTGATCGAGCTGGTCGCCGCTGAGCTCCAGATTGCCGTTGACCTTCACCTCCACCGCCTTCAGCTTCGGTTGCGTGTACTGGAGCAATTCGTTGAGCGTGCGCAGCCTGGTGTCAGGGTCCACCCGGTCCACAGTCATGGGCTCGCCGGTGTTGGGGTCCAGCACAGGCTGGCCGGAGCGGTCGAGCACCGGCACGCGCTCCGTGAGCACGCGCAAGATCTCGGCCGCGGGATCGAGACCAGCGTCTGCGCACGCCTCTGCGACGTGCTTCAGGTTGATCTTGCCCGGCGATTTGGCCCGCACATCCTGCGCGTGCTTGGTCGGCCGCGTCCGACCCTGGATCTCAGGGTAGATGTCCGCGGCGGTGGCCAGCTTGGGGACTTCGCCTGCAAGGTCGGCGAATTGCTTGGCCATCAGATCTTCCCCGGGATGACTCCACCGCCGAATCCGGGGACAGAGCTCTTCATGCCGCCCTTGTAGGCAGGCTGAGTGGCGTTGGTGCCGGGCATCGGCACGCTGACCTTGGCCGGCAAGTCACCTTTGCCCTGCATGGCGTTGCCGCCGACTTGCTTGCCAGCGTTGAGTGCGAAAGGACCAGAGACTGCTTTCATGGGAGCTCCTGCGTTGCGTGAGGGGTTACGTGAAGGGGTAGGGACGCTGTAGTTTTGCATGTGGCTCTTACGCTGATTTGCGCATTTACGTTGTCGGTTTGCACGTTGTTTACGTGTCTACCTACACACCTCCTATACAACTTGTAGGTAGTTGCATAGGAAGTGTGTTGGCTGGATGGCCCGGCTCGTGGATTGGGTAGGTACCTATAGCTCCGGGGGCCCCAACTCGAAAGCGGGGGTGTACCGGGGGTCCGGGAATCACCACCAGAAAAAAGACCCCGGGGGTGGGGGTCGATTTTCTTTCCACCCCTGCCCTGCCTGCCCAGCGCCGTGCCCTGCAGCCAGGCCCTGCCAGCCCTGCAGCACCGTTCGGGTGCCTGCATCAGGACACGAATCAGCACCCCTCCACCTAGGGAGCGGGCGCTTGCTGGCTACAGTTCTGGAGCAGGCAGCACGCGGCCGGCCTGGTACAGCGCTGAGGCTGCCAGGCTGGTGACGTGCTGGGCTGGTGGTGCGCTGATCGGGCCCGCAGGCCGGGGCAGCGCACAAGTGAAAAACCCCGCAGGCTGCGGGGTTTTTGGACGCACTTAGGCGCGCAAAGAGTTTCGGGCAGGGCTCGCCGGCTGTCAAGTGCATCACATCTATCAGTTTGAAGTATCAGATCTATCACTTTTGCAGGCTTTGAACGGCCAAGCGTGACCGTTCAATCCGTTTGAACGTTTAGCCGCGCTGTCGTCAAAATTTTTCATTCCAACAGCCGATAGCTGTGCTTACACTGTCGTCACCGAGCAGCCGGTTGCTGCAGCAGACAAGGACAGACGACATGACCAACCTGAACACCACGGCGATCAACCTGCTGGACACCCTGATCCGCTACGGCTGCGCCGCCGCCTTCGGCCCTCAGCAAGAAAAGGCGGCCCGCAAGCTGGAAGAGCTGGGCTGGGCTGACGTAGAGCGCAACACCACTCACGGCGCCGACGTGCTGCTGCTGACCCTGCGCCTGGGCGGCACCGCCCGCTTGGTTGTGGCCCGCGCTACCACGGAGGCCTGAACCATGACCGCAACACTTGACGCCATCGCCGACGCATCGGCACACCTGAACAACGTCGCCCTTCCCAACGTGGCCGACATCCTGCGCACCCTTGAGGCCCTGACGGCTTACGCAGCGCTCAACCCGACCATGGAACGTGACCCACGGGTTGCCCGTGCCAAGCAAATCCTGCGGGACTACGCGCCGCACGAGCCCGTTGCCAACACCCCGACCCGCTTTTGAAAGGACCACACCATGACCACCACCGCACACCTGCTGATGACCGTCCGCCAGCACTTCGTTGCCGCTGAACGCGCCCGCCGCACTGGCGGCACCTACGAGGCCGGGGAAGGCTCACCCGCCGCCCTGGCGATCCAGGCGGCCATGCGCAACATGCAGGCCGCCGGCCTGTCGCACGCCGAGTGCCTGTCAGCCCTGCGCGACCTGGCCACGGACGTGG